CGTACTTCATCTGTAAAGCCACTGATGTTTACTTCAAGTAATCCATCGCTTGATTGGCAAACAATAGAACCAAACGTTGCTTCGTTTTTACCGTTGCCAGCATTAAATCCCATTATAACCAAATCAACGTCGATATCAAGTTTCATTTTAACTTGGTCTTTGCTGGTGGTATCTTTCCAAATACCTGTAGCATTTTTAATAATTGTACCTTCCATGCCAAGGTCTAACATTTCACGATAGTGAGCTAGTGCTTCTTCCATGTTGTGTACAATACGTGTATCAATAAGTTCAATACATTCTGCTTTTAGTGTTTGTGTTGCTAATTCAGCAAAGCGAAGTTGATACGGTACTGCATACGTACCTTTAGAAACTACCGAAGTTAAGGCAATTTGGTCCCATACTAGGTATACAATCTCATCATTTGCGCCAATATCGCCGCCTTTTTGCACCTTGTTCAAGATACCATTACCAATTTGACGTGGTAGCACGACACCATCGCGTTTAACTAATAATTCACCGTGTGATTGTGTACCAATTGGAAATGTTTTTTGTACATCAGCAATTAAGTGTGCAAAGTATTGCGATGGAAATAATGAACCTGCACGACTTAGAATTTGTACGTCACCGTCTGCTGTATGATTTACGTTGGCAAACATACCATCTGCTTTGAGCTGACTATACACGCCATCTGTCCAACTGAACTCATCTAACTTAGCGGCTTTTGGCAGTGCGCAACGCATATACGGAAACTCCGGAATTAAATTCTTCCATACTTTGTTTGCTGTTGATTCGCCAAAGCCAGCACGTAGGTCACGGTCTACTACTTTGGCAATTACTTTTGCATTGTCTGCTGATACACATTCGAGTATAAGTTTAAGCTGATTAATACCAGCGGTGCCAGTAACTTGGCGTGTGCTTAACATTTCTAATAACGAAAATGCTTCTGACATAGTCATGAAGTCAATGCGCATTTTAGTTTCGTACGGGGGAATTTTTTTAATGAAGAAGTTTACAGTTGGGTCATATGCAAGACGAACAACTTCCTGTAATTCTTTATTGTCTTTGTGCTTGGTAAGGATGGCAATTTTTGCATTCTTACTGGGTTCGTTTGCGACTTCTTCTAAAATAGCGTTTATCATTTATACACTCATTTATTAATTTATAAGTGTATTATACAGCCATTTAACCAAAAAGTCAAGTGATATTTAGACCCTACCAACAACTACTTCGATTGTGACTATTTCGCCATCGGGTACTGAGCCCAATGCCTTGCCGATGATACAACCTGGTTGATATTTGGTCATATCTAAACGTTCTGCTACACCGCGCACATCGCTGGTAACTACACGATCGCCTTTGTTAATTGGACCTTGCACACGACATGGTACACGACCTTGCAATGCAACAGGCAGTCCATCGAGTTCAGAATTCATTAGATGTGCTGGATTAGTAGATATAACACCTGCAACCGCAGTATCATGACTGAATGTACTAATAGTAATTTCTTCATTACCACCAAATACTACCACAGTACCCGGAACGTATTTCTTATCGCTAGAATAGTTTTCAGCCAAGTCAGCGTAACGTGCGTTAGTGGCTGTGCCGGTCATAACACCGCAGGCAAATGCCTCGTATGATGTACCTGGGTTATTTACAATAGCTATTCTACCACTGGCTTCCATTACAATACTCGAAGCAACCACGCCGCTCCAGTGGAATGCTAGTCTAGGTGCCGCAGCAATAGCACTAGCTTGGGCGCCAGCTAACCCAGCTTCACGGATTTGAATAGCAGAACCGTAGCCAGTACCACTAGAGCTTGATGCAATATAACTGGCGCCTGCGCCATACAAATTAGTTGCTGTGCCGCTAGAAGTGATAAATCCTGCACCATTGGTAAGTTGATTAGTGTTTGTCACATTAGTGGCACCTGCCGCAATACCATCTAATTTACTAGCGTAGGTGCTGGTCATGTAGCCATTAACTGATGCAGTTGCGGCTGCCATGCTAATTGCCGGTGTGGTTCCGCCGCTTGATGTAACTGGAGCCGTACCAGTAACACTTGTAACCATAGTAGCGTTTGCACCAGCAAGTGAATTGTTAATTGCAGTAATATTTGCATCAACATAGCCTTTCATTGCTGTGTTAGCTGTAGTAATAGCAGTTGTTGTGGTACTTATTTGCCCATCAACATAGCCTTTCATGTTGGTATTGGCTGTGGTAATACTCGAGTCAGTAGTTGATATCTGCCCATCAACATAGCCTTTCATGTTGGTATTGGCTGTGGTAATACTCGAGTCAGTAGTTGATATCTGCCCATCAACATAGCCTTTCATGTTGGTATTAGCAGTTGTGATAGCACTTTCAACGTTAGTCAAAATACTCTGCCCATTAGCATAGGTAACACCGGTTGTGATTAAATTACCAACTCTTAAATTACTGTAAGTGGCATTAGTAAAGTCAACAGTTGTAGTGGGTTCAGCTACTACGTTAGCAAATAATTTCCATACATCGTCACTGGCATCACGAACTAACCCAGTATGTTGATAGCCCGGGTTAGTAAAAGACGCAACAAATCCAATATCTAATACATCACCCGAATTATCGTGCGCCAAATATAATAATGTATCACTGAGTTGTATATTGTTACTACTAAATGTAGTCTGTGTACCTAATACATTTAAGTCGCCGCTAACATTTAAATTTGCACCAACACTAACACCGCCGGTAACAATTAATGCACCGGTACCCACCCCAGTTGATTGCGTTGCATTAGTAATTGATACCGCACCAGTAAATGTTGCGCCGCTTAAATCGGCTTTAGTGACATCAACACTGTCAACATACCCTTTCATATTGGTGTTGGCTGTTGTGGCTGCACTTGAAGTAGTTGATATCTGACCGTCAACATAACCTTTCATGTTGGTATTAGCAGTTACAATAGCGGCATTTGCAGCAGTTATTTGACTTAATTGAGTAGATGCATTACTTGTCCATGCAGTAGTAACTGCATCAACATAACCTTTCATGTTAGTGTTAGCTGTAACTATTTGTCCGCTTAAAGCACCAGCATTGGCAATAATTGCTGTTAGAATACTAACTCCGTTAGCATAATTATAATTTGCTGCCGATATATTACCAGTTACAGCCAGCGAGCTTAATGTACCTACAGAAGTAATATTACCCTGCGTATTTGCTGACAAATCACCAGATACTGTAGGGGTACTAGTTGATCCATCGGATACTACCTGCCCTGCAATAGATATTTTCTTTGATACATTGTCAAATTTAAATGAACGTTTACGTGACGACATTATTCTGCTACCTCAATTGTTTTAACCACTGCGGTCCAGCGGATTGTTTTATTTGCTGCACCTGTAACATACAAGTTTATACTATTATTTGTGTCGTCTGCTCTAGCGTCAACTGCCCATGTTACATCATCATGTGCTACAACAATTTCGTACACATCGCCAACGTCAGCTACTGTACCTGAAAAATTATCCGCACAGCCTTCTAATTCCCATGCGGCAGATTCACCGGTGGCATCAGTTCTTCTTGCTACGATATGTATATCATACAGTACCGTGGTATTTGTATTTACAGGCATTCTTGTACCTGCACCTACTGTTAGTATCTCTGTTTCTGTGGCATTAGTTGTTGTGCCGTGTAGGACATATTGACGTGTTACATACGTTCCTGTTCCCTGTGACACAAACCCAGTGACATTAATACTACCTGCGGTAACTGCACCAGAAACGTTTGCATTGGGCGGATTGAAATCATTATTTTTACCCAACTCTACAGTGGTTCCATCACTGGTAAACATCCATTTACCATTGGTGTCCACACTGATAGATTCACTACCAATATGAATTGTGCTACCAGCAAACCAACCTTCGCGCCAACGTTGTGTTGGGCTACCTAGATCGTATGTAATGTTAGCACTTGGCAACATACTACCAGTAACTGTAACGTTAGCATTACCAACTAATTGTGTTAAAACAACACTATTGCCAACTGTTAATACATTTCCGGTTTTATTAAAAGTTAAGCCAGCACTTGCCCCAGTATCTCCACTGTCATTGAATTGAACTTGCGTATTTGCGCCTGCGGCTGCAGCTGAGCCAGCAACAAATGGATTAATAAATGTTAATCCCGTAACTCCTAGTGTTATAGGATCTGGTGTGGCCAAATTAAATGTTTTACTGCTGTGAGTATCACCTTCAGCAACGGTAGTAGTCATACCGCTTGTAACTTTATCATTGGCATCGGCATCTGCAGCACGTATCCAAGTGCCATCACTACCTGTGCCCACAGTGGCTACACGATATATACCATTTTGTTTAGTATCACTTTGATCTTTAACTAAAATACGATCTGCGACTGCCAATGATTTGCCGTCAACAGTGTTGGTCATATTACCAGTTGCTAGTAAATTACCCACATCCCCGGTGGTGGCAACCCGCACACTTTGTTTGTAATCGGAATCGTATATCTGACTGTATCTTGGTCTAGTTAATGCCATTGTATATGCTCTTTATCTTATTGTAGTATTTATACGAAAATAGGACCCGAAGGTCCTATTGTCTATAACAATATTACTATTACGCTTGTGATTCTGTAAACGAAATTTGAATTTCTCCACTGGCTGATGCAGTAGTAATTGATGTAATGTTAATAGCCAATACCTCTGGACCATCTGGATAAACACCATTACCTGGAATTGCCGAAGTAACTAATTGTTTAACACGACTTAAATCCAGCACCCCAGAGTTCGTTTGGTTAACCGGAATAGCAAACAACCGTTCACCACCCGTAGCAGCCGTGCCGCTGGTGTATGTAGGACTAGTTGCAAATTGAGTGAAACTTGGTTGAAATCCACTTGCCGCAGTATTTAAGTTAATCCATGTTGTTGCAGTAGCATTAACATTAGTTGGATTTAAAATACCCTCAATTAAGAAACGTGCGTTAGTACCAGTGTAGTTAACAACCATATCATTTAACTCTAATTGCGCACGATTAATTAAGTCACGTGTACCTAAATCACCAATAATAGTGTTTGACACACTAGGAGTTAACCGCATCAAGAATGCTGTTTTAACTGCGTTAGCTGTTGCCGGGAATGTAAAGTTCTGCGCACTGTAAGTAAATGAATAGCCTCGATCTTCATCAAATCCACCATCCATAATTACTGCAGAACCCCAGTGGTTTAACGTTGGTGCTGAGGTACAACTTAATACAGTTACCCCAGTACCCTCAGTATGACCCGCAGCAGTACCCATAGTAAATGATTTACTACTACCATCTTGCCATAGTGTAAATGCCGATGCACGTGTCAAATTGCCTAATCGATTTAAACTATAATCAATTGATGAATATTTAATAACTTCATTATCAACTACTACGTATACTGGATATGCCACTGATGCTGGCGGAAATTGTGTTGCATCAACTAAATCCATTGATGTATCACCTGCGGAAATTGTAGCAATTAATTTATCTGTTGCGCTTTCATTATTTGCTGCATAACGTACCGGTAAATTACCGGAACGCATATATGCTTCGTCATTCACGTTATTGTTTTTAATACGATGAACCATGATAAATGCACCATTCGGTCCACGTAAACCATACTCAACAAAACCAGCACCGTACCACGCATATTGAATCATTAACATCTGCATCTTTGTTATATCGACTTGGAAACCACTCGGACCAGTACCATCAATTTTATCTAAATTAAACTGAGATTGTGGAATACGGAATTCATTTACTAATGCCATTTTAACACGAATTTGATTAGATGCGCCACGCCACGGTGGACTAACTGTCATAGTATTGTTATCTGTGATGCTTGTAACAATATGACTCATGCCACGAATAACTACGCGACTATATTTGGTTAATTGTTCTGCAAAACGACATGTGCCATCACCAGAAATTAAATTACTGCCAACTTCTGTAGTAACAAATCCGCAAAGTTGTAATGTGGCTGAACGTAATACTACATTTAAATTAGTACCAGTGTATTCCCAATATGCACCATTTTGATCATCATATATACCAGCACGTACAGTAGACCCGTGCCAGTTAGCTAAATTAATTTTTGGTTGTATATCCATTTTTGGAGTTGCTGATCCTAACGTTTCTTGAGCAGTAACAGTAAATGAAGAATCACTTGTGATACTAGTTACACGATAATAATTATCATATCCACTTGTTGCAATATTGTTTAATTTAATATTAGCACCGATTTGTAAATAATGTTCATTTTCTGTAGTAATAGTAATAGTACTACTTAATGCAGTTGTACCATCGGCTGATATGTTGGCTACATCAAAGTTAGTTGATAATAGTGTACCTGAGCTCCAAAATAATCCCTTGCCAGATTGATAACGGAAGTATTTTTTACTTTGTCTTGCAGCCATTGCGCCATGATGTGGAGTACCTGAACCAATATTTACACCGCCATCAAACGGTCTATGAATAAAGAAAGCACTTGCTTTAATATAGATTTTAGCAGTTAAACTACCAGACACAGCAGCTCCGGGTTTTCCTTGATATGTAAATGTAGTTGGAGTAGGGATACTTAAGATTGTAAATGAGCCATCACCCCATGCTACGTTAGTACCAGATAATAAATCAACGTTGATTGGTGTACCTGGACTCATACCGTGCGCATATGGTGTTGTGACTGTAATTGTACTCGGTGTTGCTTCATCACTAACAATAGTTGATAATGGAATTGCAGCACCAGTAAATAATGCCGCCTTACGAATTTGTGTATCGTAACGATTTAATGGGTAACCAATATTTAAATTAGTTGTTCTACGTGGATAATAGAACATATGATTAGTCTCAGCTGTCTGAAGTTGATATATCCCTTCCGTGTTAGCATTACTATGATTTGTTGTACTTATAAATGAATGACTAACACCACCGTGTGCAATAACATTAATTCCAATTTGTGGAACGTATGTGCTACCAGCTTGATATAAACCAGTCATTCGTATAGCAATACTTCCTACTGGAGCTGCCGAAATAGCAGTAGTTCCTACAGTACCACGACTAATTGTGGCGGCATTGGCTACTGCTGTTCCGATTGTAGTAGCTTTAACAATTTCAACGTTTGATCCAGATCCTGTTAATGCATCAAAGTTAAGTTTTTGGATTACTGATCCTGATAATAAATTATCAGCACCTACAGTATTCATCCAACTACGATTTATTGACATGTTAACATTACTTTCGATACTTGTAATAATACCAATTTCAACATTGCTTATTAAACGTACACTTTGACCACTTGTAATGTTAACATTACCGGAGTTTGTATTTAAACGTCGACGGGTAACTGTTAATGAGCTACCGCCATTGGCGGTCACCGTCATTAATTCCCACAGGTCAGTAGTATCGGTTTGAACCATAATAGTCGCACCTGTGGCAATAGCTGCACCGGATCCAACTACCAATGTAGTTGTAGCACCAGACGAAATTGTAGTTGTTACTGTTGTTGTATCAGCGAGACCCAGATATGCTAATAATAGTTGATCGTTTACAGCAAATCCAGCAGTATTAGCTACTGTTAGACTACGTTGATTACTATTAATTACGTTAGCTGTAGTATATGTTTGAACGTTTGCGCCTGCTACATATGGATTAACAATTAACATGTAATCATTTTGTGTCCAGTTTGGTGACGCAACACCGGTTTGATTCATTAACGTAATACTTGTTGTACCAGTACTTGTAATTGGAGTTTGACCAATAAATGTTACATACCCTGCGGTATTAGAAGTAAGTTCACTACCCGGTAATTCATATAAACTTGGAATATCGTTATTTAAAAATATCGATTGCCATTTAGTATTTTGTAACCCATACTCAAAGTCAGCATCGATTAATGATTTTGGGTTTGATACCCGCATACGTTCAATAGCATCAGTACCAAATGGCCATGGTCGTATTGTTTGACTTTCTGCTTCGACGTATACACCTAGACTATCAGCTGCACTCATCGTGGCGGTACTGGTTGTAAATATTAGGGTAGTGACACCATCTTGCCCTTGCGGGAAATCTGCATCATATGCCGATGACCATGTTACTACGCCGCCTAATAATGGATCAGCAAAGTTATATATAAAAGTTTGATCTGTAGCATTTAATATTGTTAAAATATCTGAAATATCATAATTGCCTGATATTTTAACTTTTCCAACTCCTGCGCCACCTGGTGTAAATACGTAATTTTTAATTTGTTGTCTTGCCATTTTTATGTCCCGAAAATAATAGAATTTGCTAACAATCTAGCTTTTAATGTTGCTGATAACTTATCGTACTGTAATGTTGAATCTGCAAGTGCAGCATTTGTAATAGTATTATTACTTGGAATACCTGTATCTAATACATCACCGTATACTATCACGTGCCATGTATTTAACCACGCACTCGTTGGGGCCGTATTAAATACGATTGTAGCATTATTGAAATAATAATCTGCGCCAGGAATTAATACATTACCTGCGCCAACAGCAATAGTAGCATACGGATTGCTAACTGTGTATGCTTGCCCGGATACGGTGGTGTTAAATGTTGATAACACTCCGTTGAATTGAGTAGAAATATTATCTAACTTAACAAAATTTCCAACTTGTGGTGTTTGACCTATGTAAGCCATATATTCTCCTAAACTCTACCAACAACTACTTCAATAACACCCTCAGCGCCATCAAAGTCTTCTAATGCTTTACCAATTACTGATCCAACACGTGGGTTAGCTTCCGCTCTTGCTTGGCCATTGCCTGCACTTACCATCATATCACCTTTACGTACAGTGCCTTGTACTTTACATGGAACACGACCTTGTAGTGCTAATGCCACTACATTGTCGCCAGTTAAACTAGTGTTCATCAAATGTGCCGGAGCAGTGGATACAACACCTGCAACACGTGAGCACATGTCTGCGTCACATTGTGAAACTTCAAACTCGCCACCAAAGTGTAAGACTGTGCCCGGCTCATAGGCCGCATCAGCTGAATAATTTTCTGCCAAGTCAGCATATTTTGCTGTAGTTGAAACACCACTAAATGTTGTAGCATATACTGTGGCAAATGTTGAACCAACTCCGCCGATATCGCCAACGCCATTTGTACCGCTTTTTGCAATTGCCGGAGTTGTGATCTGTGTAGTAAATGTTGGACTTGTACCAAATACTAGTGCACCTGTGCCAGTTTCATCTGTTACAGCTGCTAATAAGTTAGCACTCGATGGAGTTCCTAAGAATGTTGCTACACCTGTACCAAAGCTGGTAATACCGGTACCACCATTTGCAACAGGTAATGTACCGGTTACATTAGTAGTTAAGCTACAATAAGTAGTCGAAGTAGATCCAGTACCACCTGATGCTATTGGTAATGTGCCTGTGGTTAATGCACTTGTACTTGATGCATAAACCGCACCATTTAATGTAAATGATGTTAATCCAGTGCCGCCAACTGTGGTAGCAACTGTTGTGAATCCCGAACCTAGTGTACCATTGGTCAACGTACCTACCGCTGTAATACTAGGTTGACTTGCTGTTAATAATGTACCTGTTAAGGTAGTACCTTGAACATTACCTGCATACAAATTGCCAACAACACCTGCTCCACCCTTAACCTGTAGTGCACCTGTTGTAGTCGATGACGCAGCCTGTGTACTATATAGATAATTAATACCATAGCTAGTTATTGTTGTTTGTACACTTAGGTTAGCTAAGTTACCAACTGTAGTAATACTAGTACCACCAGCAATTGTACCAAAAATATTATCAGCAGTAATATTACCAACTATTAGATTGGCATAGTTAAAACTAACATTTGCAGTATCAACCACTGTAGTTGGTTGCACAGTTAAATTATCAAATAATTTATAGTCACCATCTGTAATATCACGGAACAAACCTGTATATCGTTGTGTACCATCATTATATGTACTTGTGAAACCAGTATCTAAGCTATCGCCTAGGTTGTTATTGGCCAAGAACACAAACGGAGTATCAATAATTAAACTATCAGATGATGTAGTATTAAATGCACCAGCAACTGTAAACGCACCAGATACATCTAAACTACCACCAACAAATATATCTTTTGCAATGCCTACACCGCCACTAACTATTAATGCTCCGGTGGTAGTATTAGTTGATTGAGTTGTACTTTGTATGTGAGTATCACCGGCAACATGCAGAGCTTGAGCTATGCCAACTCCACCGTTGACTATTAATGCACCAGTTGTTGGTGATGTAGTAGTCGGGTTGTCAGTTACTGTTACTCTAGTATTACCTGATACAGTAAATCCTAACGTAGTTGTACTAGGCCAATATATACCAGTTGATGCAGCATCAGCAGAACGAACTGATGGCTCAACTGAGGTTCCGATTGGAAATGCATTAGCATTAACATTAAGTGTAGCCAGCGCACCAGCTACGTAGGTGATATTAATATTAGGTGTACCAGAAGAAGCTGGTTCAGTAACAAATAATATAGTTTTGTTCTGTGCTGTGTAATCAACTTCTGGAATCTGTACGGAGCTACCAACAAATACTATTAAGTCGGCGGCTTTACTAACAGCACGATCTAGCGCAAATTCGTGATCAACACCATTACCGGTGAGTTGCTGAGTACTGGTAGCAACCGTTTTCTGTTGAGGTTGTAAACCAATATAAGCCATATTATGTTATCTCCATGATGCTTAAAACTGCGTCAAGTGATGTTGCAGAATCACTTTTAATTTTAACTGAATCGCCTTCAGCTAAAATAATTTTTTGTTCGCCACCAATTGGCACTAACGCACCACCTGCGGATATCGGAGCAGCCTTAACAACGTAATAGTCGTTCGTTCCGTCATTTACTGTAATATCAACTGCTACTGTAGAACCTGATGTATTACAAACAGTTAAACCAACTATTACCGCAGTAGTATCTGCTCCAACAGTGTAGCTGCCAATTGCCGTTGATGTTACTCCTACGTTTCTACTTAATTTTCTATAAAATGTATTTGCCATATAATTATCCTAATGCGATCGCTAAAGCGGTTGCGTCATCCGTTGTTGCTACTATTGCTCCACCTACTGTAATTTTGTTTGTAACATCGTTAAAGGTAAGATTTGCACTACCACCTAAATCTCCACTACTATTATATTGTATATATGTATCACTACCACCTATTATAACAGCTTTCGATTGTGTGCCACCGCCACCAAATGTAATCTCTGGTGCATTTATAGTACCGGTGCCATTTAAATTAAAATCTATATTACCGTCTGTGCTTGCTGACAATGTAATAGTTGCACGACCTAAATCTCTATTAGTAGATAATACTAAATTGTATGCACCAAAACTTGAAATATTAGCTGCTGTACTACCATCACCTACATAAAGATGTGATAGTGCAGTAACAACGCCTGTTCCGCTTGGGTTAAGTTCAATGTTACCATCATCACTTTGCACTAATGTAATTTTCGGAGCACCTGCACCTGTGTCATTAGTAGTTAATGTTAAATCATAACTACCTTTAGATGTAACTACGCCAGCGGCACTACCACTACCAACAGTAACATTTCCTGTAACTGCAAGTGCTGTTAATGTGCCCACGGCGGTAATATTTGGTTGGCTAGCTGTTTGTATATTACCAGTTAAATTAGTTGCATAGACTTCGGCCCATTTCTGATCGGCGCTACCTAACTGATAAGTTGAATCTGTATTTGGAATAACATTGCTGTTTACATCTGCACCAAATACAACATTATCTGTATTACTATCACCAAGTGTTAGTGTGCCACCGTTGAGTGTGCTTAAACCATGTACAGTTAAATTACCTTGTACTGTTGCATCACCATCTACGTTTAATATGGTTAAATTTCCAACTGAAGTTAAACTAGAATTTACTACGTTTGCGCCTAGTGTTGTTGCATTTAGTACTGACTCGCCAGCGATTGCAAATCTATCGCCAGATGCTAAATTAACACCATCTGCATCTACTGTGTGTTCGGTTGTACCGTCAATATTAATAGTTACTGAAGATCCAGAACCTGTATCAGTAATACTAACGCTGCTGTCGTTTTTTGAAATTTGACTTACACCAAGATTACCTGTGATGACAACGTTGCCTGAGGTATTGATGTCGCCTGTTGCGGCATCGATTGTTAGTGGGCCCACCGTAAGTCCGTGATGGACTACGAAATTTTTGTTAGCCATTGTTCCATATCTCCCGAATGTGCTAGTATACAGTTATTTATGCTAGCCAAAAAAATAGCACCCTTGGGGGTGCTATTTTTAGAACAATTAACTAACAGTTAATTACATCATGCCATGATGATTGTTTTCGGCTTTGTCATCTTTAGGCAATTCATAAATAGCTGCTTCTGATGTAAGCAATAGACCAGCAACACCTGCGGCATTTTGTAGTGCAACTCTACAAACTTTAGCAGGATCAACTACACCCATTTCAATCATATCACCGTAGGTGTCGTTTGCAGCATTGAAGCCGTAGTTAGCTGAACCATTGGTGATTTCATTAACTACAACACTAGCTTCACCACCTGCGTTTTCTACAATACTACGCAATGGACTTTCGATTGCACGTAGGACAATGTCAATACCTACCGATTGGTCATGATTTGCACCTTTCAATCCAAACACTGCTTGTTTAGCACGGATTAGAGCAACCCCGCCGCCTGGAACAATGCCTTCTTCTACTGCGGCACGTGTAGCGTGTAAGGCATCATCAACACGATCTTTTTTCTCTTTCATTTCTACTTCTGTACTTGCGCCCACTTTAATCACCGCAACACCGCCAACAAGTTTAGCCACACGTTCTTGTAGTTTCTCTTTGTCGTAGTCGCTTTCAACTAGGTCAATTTGTGTACGGATCAATGCTACACGATCATCAATTGCTTCACGTGTACCTGCACCATCAATAATGATAGTTGTGTCACGGGTTACTTCAACACGTGCCGCTTGACCCAGGTCAGTTAACTTAACATTTTCAAGTTTAAGACCTAACTCTTCGGCTACTACAGTACCGCCAGTTAACACAGCAATATCTTCCATCATACCTGTACGACGATCACCAAAGCCCGGTGCTTTAACAGCACAAACTTTTAGTACACCTTTCATGCTGTTGATGACTAATGTTGCTAGTGCTTCGCCTTCTAAGTCTTCTGTAATGATAAACAATGTGCGACCTGCACCACGTACCTGCTCTAGCACAGGAAGAATATCCTTGATTGAGCTAATTTTCTTATTGAATAATAAGATGTATGGATTGTCTAAAATTGCAACCTGTTTGTCTGGTTGATTGATGAAATAAGGGCTGAGAAAACCTCTGTCAAACTGCATGCCGTCCAGGACTTCCAATTCCATTTCTAAGGATTTACCATCTTCAACTGTGATAACACCTTCACGGCCAACACGTTCCATTGCTGTGGCAATAATCTTACCAATTGTGTTGTCGCTATTAGCTGAGATAGTACCTACTTGTTCGATACTTTGTGTAGTATCGCACGGTACGCTGATGTTAGCAAGTTCTGCAACCACTGCGGCTACAGCTAGGTCAATACCACGCTTTAGATCCATTGGGTTCATACCGGCGGCCACTGCTTTGTTACCTTCACGCACAATTGCCTGTGCTAGAACTGTAGCAGTTGTAGTCCCGTCTCCCGCTAAATCTGCGGTCCGACTGGCGACTTCCTTAACCATTTGCGCACCCATGTTCTGTAGTGCGTCTTTTAATTCAATTTCTTTAGCTACACTAACACCATCTTTAGTGATGTGCGGTGCACCCCATTGCTTCTGAATAATAACATTGCGGCCTTTAGGGCCAAGTGTAACTCGGACAGCATCTGCCAAAATATTTACACCTTCAATCATTTTACTGCGAGCTGACTCGCCAAATTGTACGTCTTTAGCACTCATATTATTTCCCCTCGATAATTGCAAAAATTTCTTCTTCGTCTAGGACTAGAACTTCTTCGCCCTCTACTTTAACCACAGTACCTGCATGGCGTGGAAACAACACAAGGTCGTCGACCTTAACTGTCATTGGTACCAGTGTGCCAGCTTCTGTGCGACGGCCTGCGCCAATCGCAACAACAATACCTTGATCTGGTTTCTCTGCAACTGCATCGGGTATAATAATGCCCCCTGCTGTTTGTGTGTCGGCATCAACACGCTTGACTACTACACGATCGTGTAATGGATTAAACTTCATTTGTTACTCCTTTATTAAGCAAATAAAAATATGTACACGCCCTAAGTTAGGCACGAAATACATAGTGTATTACAGATAATTACTTATGTCAACTGTTTTCTCTACTTGTTTGTTCTTGATACCAATCTGCCAAGTCCTCACATAATGGCATTGTTAATGGTAAAAATTCAGCAGGCGCATCGATAAATTTAATGAAGTGCTCTTCTCGAAGCTCAGTGATAAATTCTAGCAAATCTTCGAGATCAATATCGCAAATCCATTCACTAAGACCTGCTTCTGCGCTTGATATTTTATCTTTAAAATAACGTTTGAATTGTCGCTCTGCTATACGAATTTGATTTTCATCTCCAAGCCATACTCGCATGAAACTTTCTTCCCAAACCGGACCTACAGCATTCTGGTATGTAGCAAGTCGTGATCGAGCAGTGGTTAGTTGAGCAATGCCCACTTTGAAGTGACGAGGGTCAACAACCCCTGGGCACTTCTTAAAGTATAGAATGTAGTCTTTAATCATTTTACAGGGTACGTAGCTTCAGGTTGTGCTAACTTGAAACCGCCTTTGCCATGTTTGTTATAGGTAAGGATTAACCCGCTTGTAACAACTTCAGGGTGCCCTGCTAGTGAACCAAAGTGATTAATATACTGTGCCTTAAAACCAGTAGTTTCGTCGTGTACTACATCAGCCGGACCATAGTTACTTTTAAGAATGTTACCTAATTCAACATCAAACGCTGGCGGTAACAATACGCCTGTGTCTAATTCTGTTCGCTGATACAACCGTGCCATACTAAGCATAACAATTGGTTGAATTTCTTCTTTAGGCCAAGTGGTGCGAAAAAAGTTTAGTGCTTTTGCCAAGTAAAGTCCTTTAAGGCTTGAACTAGCTTGTAAGAGATTATATGCTCCGTATAAGTGATTAATATGGCTAATGTCACCTGCTTTGGAACTAGTACGACGAATTCGTACATTGTTAGTATCACAAATCGATTGGATTCTTGTGGGTTCTTCGTGGCCACAATCAACACCAATCATGTGTGCGTCATATAAACTCAGTTCACGCTTGCCGCTCTTGTTAATAGTAATCATACTGTTACCAGCATGGCTAATTAGAATCTTTGTTGCTTCCTCTAAAGAATGTGTGTCATCAATTTGAGCTTCGGTGTACCATACAGGCATATGAGTCCAACCCTGACGTTCACATACTCGAGTAGTGTGATGGCCATCCCAAAACAAAAACTTGCCTGAAATTGGATCTTTAATGGCGCATGGCACAATAATCGTTTCTGTTTTGAATAATGATTCAATTTTAGCAATATGGTTTGGCATAACGTCACGTTGGAAACGTGGATTAATAGCAATATCGTCCATGGCTACCCAAGCAAATTTAGGAACATTAAGTTGTCTTGGGTCAACAGACAAGCGTAGAGCAGGCGCTGGGCCAACTACAGCGGCTACTGCTTCACCGATATCCTTGTTAGGGATAATACCGTTAGGATAGTTTTCAGACATGACCCGAAGATCAATCGCTGTATCATCGATTTCAAATTTAGTAGCAAAAGGTGCTAAAAATTTAGCAATACGTTGTTCTTTAAGTTTTGTTTTACTAATCTTAGCCATATGTATTCTCTCTTAGTTGTTAACTTACAAATGCTATTATACACTCTTTTATAGAATTGTCAAGCAAAAAGAAAGCCCACCGAAGTGAGCTTCCTACTAGTTTTGATTACAAGGTATAGTTACCCCGTGGTGTTTGTTTCTTAGGCAAACGTTGCTGTTTTAGTAGCAGAACCGAAGCGGAAGCCACGACCCATAGATACTTTTACAGCACCAGTTGTAGATGTTTTTGCATTTACAAGATTTTGTATTTTACGTGACCCCACGTGTTGAGTTGTTATCCTATCTCACGCTGTCGAAACCTGGTCAGGCCCATCAGAAGCATACTATCTCGCTAAAGACATAATCCTTACGGGACCTTAGTGACAATATACTTTTGGTGGACCTGGGCGGAATCGAACCGCCGTCCAACATGTATTACTTTACAACTTTGCCTTACGGCTACAACAATTTCTTTAGTACTAGTGTATTACACTGGTACAATATTCGAAGCTTGCTTGCCCTTAGGACCTTGTGTTACTTCAAACTTTACTGCTTGGTTTTCTGCTAGTGTTTTGAAACCTGTGCTCTCAATTGCTGAGAAGTGAGCAAATAAATCCTCACCTCCTGCGTCTGGAGTGATAAATCCAAAACCTTTTGAATCCGAAAACCATTTTACTTTACCTGTTGCCATTACTGTTACTTCCTTTATATTTAATTTACTACATAACTATAATAACATACTATAATCACGTAGTCAACTATTTATTGCATAGTTTCAGTATGTTTGTGTTTTAAAGACTTTTTGAGTATTTTTAGCCACAATTTCTTTTGTTTTGTTACATTGTGTCGTACACAGGCTCTATACATTTTTCTTACTAGTTTACGTGTTTTCATTTTACTTCCTACGGTTTTACTACAATTGGCGGTAATGTCATTTCAATTGTACCATTACTAAGATATCTCTTCTTTTCTGTACTAAAATTTCGTTGCATAAATGTTGCTCTGCCGCCTTCTACCCACCAAGTATTAACCAACGGTATAACACGTATAGTAGGTGCTGGACCTGCTCCTTCTGACTTTGACATCAGCTGGGTTGGAATTTCAGAAGTGTCTGGACTATTCCAACATCCTTCATGATTGACCAAATCAGAACTTTCCGTAGCATAAGCACGATACGGATATTCTTCTGCCATCTTCTCAACAGTACATGGTCGTGTAGTTAACACAACAACCCCACCGGCATCATCGGGCATGTACATTTCCTTAGGCAATTCAGCTGCCGCCACAGACTGAAATAACGATGCTGTTAACAATAATAGTATTTTACGCATTCTGTATTCCTCCTATCGAGCGTCGGAAAAATAACAGGGCGCCGTTATCAGTATTTAACCTTTAAGGTGTAAATATTTTGTAACAGAATTATACTATTATGCAACTATACCCACCCGTGCTCGAATTGCTTCTAAACTGATTGCCGGCTTAGTAACCCTAACAGTATTATATTTCTCATCCGATAGGTTAATTGCTTCTGCATATCGAGCTGTCTGCATTAAGTCAGTGGTTTTAAGATACGCAACCACTCCTGCTTTAGTCAACGGAGCCGCTAGTTCAATTAATTCGATATCAGTATGACCTGATTTAATTAACATCTTAACTCGACTAACAAAATCATTAGCAAAGCGTACTTTGGTAACGCCATTTAATGTTGAAACCCCTGCTACTTTAAATAAAGACATACTATCTCCTAAAGACGACGTGGAAGTGCCGATAGCCCGCGGATTATCTCACACAATTTATCAATGTCGGATACAATTAATCTTGTATCTACCCAATTATCATCATCTGTGTGACCAGAATATTGTAAAGTAAATCCATTGTCATATAAACTGACATTAAACTCATTTACATTTTTTGTTATTCCATTATTTGTTATTGCCATTTTATTTCTCCTTAACCAATGTGACGTGCGTATTGAATAATACAACGATTAGCACCACCATTCATATTACGTACTTGATGTTCTGCATAATCTTGGTTTGGTGCTTCTACTACAACAACATAATTACTTGGACCATCAGTGCCTTGAATACTACCACCTTCATTAAGTCCACGTGCTAAAGTTTTGTAACTAACTTCGAATCGCATTTTAATTCTCCTGTTGTTTAATTAACTTACAAACATATTATACTACCACTTAACCAAAAAGTCAACCAAAATTTATGCGACCCACCCTTGACCAGTAATTTCATGTAGCCACGGATAAAAACTAGGAATCCGCATAGTCCACTCACCGTTAAAATTTAAGTAACTGGTAGTAGGTTTTGCTACAGTATCCTGATATAAAGGAATAATTTCGTGGCCGTCAATAATAACTTTAACTTCTACTGCTTCTGGATGCTGGCGTGTTACAATAACCTTAATTTCAATAGGACCATCAATTGGATAACCTTTAACTAGGATTGATTTATTACTATCTAATAGCCCATCGTGTACTACCTGCCCATTAATCAAGGCCACACAAACACACTTATCAACAGGTGTTAGTATTAACTCTATAATAGAAGTTAATTGAGGTTTAATAGCCGTAGCTTCTGAGAAATTCTTCATATTCCGGTAAATGATCCAATATATTATTGTTGTGTACTTGTTCAAATGCCTTGGTAAACTTAACTAGATTCGCACGTTCTTGTTCGCAGTCTAAGGGCACCTGTATAGCTTCTAAGAGCTGTTTATACTCAAAGATTAAGTTGCTGATCACAGGTCTTACAAGGTCTTCTCTACGGCGATTAATTATGGTTTCATTCGGAACCAAACTATGCCGTTGGATTACTTGATCTAATTTTGCTACGGCAGTCTTACGTAGATCATTGGGCAACAGTTCAATGCGCAGGCAAGTGGGATCGCTAAGAATATTGCAACTTTCAGCAATAACGCCATTGACCAACATGTACTCAAACACTTGATCTAAATGATATATGGTATAGATGCTAGGTGTAATACGTAAGGTAATTTGTATGCCTGTAGAATCACGTAGTGCTAGAAAACGATCTAGATTATGTTTAACTTCATCAATCTTACTTGGATAGCGTATATAATCGTTTAGTGAGTCGAATGTTTCTATACTAACGCCTAGATGAAACTGTTTAAACTCACTTATAATATCAGCAAGTTCATCACTGTAGATAGTACCATTGGTAGTAATGCCCACAATGATATCACGGCTAATACCTGCGGCAATTAATGCTGAACATATACGATAAAAGCTCTTTAGATAAAGTGTTTCTCCACCTAAAAAGTGTAGATACTTAAGACCTTTTATTTCTATTAACTCAGTAACAAACTTATCTACTAACTCATCATTGTCTGACCAATTCTTAAAACGATCATAGGTTTTAAAAATTGTAGGCTCAATAGCTGTTAACTGTTCATACTCTTTAGTTAGACGACTGCTGTAGGTAGGATTACACATGATACAGCTACTATTACAAGTATTACCTAGATCAATTTGAATATCAACTGGCGTGCGATTGATTTGCCCATCATTCTTATACGAGTAATTAAAATTTGACCAATGCGGACTGCTGACAAATGTCTTATTAAAGTTATCTACAGTAACAGCACTTTTCAGTAGTTGCCGTTGACGACCACTAACTTTATTATGCTGATCTTCGTAATAACAGCCCTGGCATTCTGTACTAGGAATACCGGATAGTTGCTGTGTACGAAACGCACACATTGTAGGACTGTTCATAAACTCTGCAATTGATGTGTCGCAGATATTGTAATCACTTTGCCCGTCACCTGGTCGCCATTCACTCATCCAACGACAGGGAATGTAATAGCCTGCTGGCGTTATTCTAAAGTGGAACCAAGGACTGGAGCAAAATGTATCTTTAAGCATTAACGTTTCGTAATAACTTCGTCGGCTAAACCGTAGGCCACTGCTTCATCTGCTGACAAGAATGTATCAAACTTCATTGCTTCATATAGTTCGTCGTACGTTTTACCAGCAGTATTGTGACGTGCATATAACTCTGTTAGACGTTTGTTAATGCGCACTGACTCTTCAAAGCTACGTTTAGCATCTTCAAACTGTAGGTCTTGTACGTGTACACTACCACGGGTGCCCGGAGTACCTGAACTAACACGGTGAATCATTGTACGTGCTTCTGGTAGGACAATACGCTTGCCTGGCGCACCTGCTTGCGCTAGGAAGCTA